CTCGTCTATGAGATAGTGGAGCAGCATGGTATCTTCGAATCTTGGAAATTCGAAATTAAAATGGTACTCGAAAAATGCCATATCAAACTTAGCATTATGGAATACTACTATTTTCTTTTTGAAGAGTTCCGCAAGCAACGTTTCCGTAGTTTCGTCAAACGCTTCTGTGTTGATATAAGCTCCTCGTCTACCATCGTAACAAAGCGATATGCCGAGCATATAGCCATCACGAGGGTAAAGCCCAGTTGTTTCAGAGTCAAGAGCGATATAATCGCCATCGTGGTCAAGGGCTTGTTGTATGAAATTGTTACACTCGTCTGTGTCTTCAATTCCGAAGGCAATAGAGTCATCTATGATAACCTCCTCTATTTCTCCTCTTATGTACTTTATTATACTATCTTTGGAGTCGTCCCAAGTCTTACGTGCTTCAGGCTTAAACTTAAGCATTGCTGGGTTAATAACTGGCAGGAATTTCTCCTCTACTTTTTTGCCAGAATATTCTGTGACCGAATTAATTTTGGTAAAGTACTTTAAGGCATCACTACCTACAAGTACAATCCAATCGTAACCATTGGTATCAATATCTATATCACAATCTCGTTTTAATACTTTCTTTATACTACGATCAGAACATAATTGGTACTGATCGAAGTCAAAAGCACCATCGAATTCCCTACGGAAATCGGTAGCACTTGGTTTAGTTTCTACTAAGGCAACTTTAGCCATATAACTTCCTCATTAATTTATCTATTGAAGTTTGAGTTAGTGCACCCGGATCGGTATCCTTTAAGTGGATGTTTCGGGCTACGAGACCAACTTTCTCACACATACTCACTACTTGTTCGGCGGCTTTCTGTCCGGCATCATCACCATCAAAGAAAACATCCACGTACTCGGCACCTTGAACTGCAAGCATGGCGAGCTTTGTTTCATTAAAATTGTTCGTTCCAAAACAGCATACCGCATTAGTCATACCTTTGTCGTGTAGATTCAACATGTCAAACATGCCCTCTACAAGTACAGCGGAACCCTTGATAAATTCCACTATAGGAAAGAAGGGTAGCTTAGCACCTGGTGGGCTAAACTTGTACTTAGGTAAACCATTGGTTGTATGTCTGCCTTGAAACGCAACAATCTTACCAGAAATATCTCGAATTGGAAAGTTAATCCGACCCACAAAGTCGTTATCTTGATGCTGAAAAGCCTCAAACTTCTTATATGTGGCGGGCTTAATATCTCTCCAATTACCGAGATAAGGTAAACAGCTTTGGGGAAAGGACAAACCAACACTCTCTGCACGTTTTTCTGTCAGTTTTTTCTTAAAAAGGTCACGCCGTAATTGTAATTGGTTTGCCCTTTCCCCAAAATGCTTAAGTATATTCCCTTTAAATGAGCATGAAAAGCATTGAAATATGCCAGTGATCTGGTCTATTTTCATACTAGGGTTTCTATCTTCATGCTCAGGATTTAAACATCGTACTACAAAATCCTTACCCTTCGGGATATAGTGTATATCTTTTTTAATTAATAAAGTCTCAACGTCCATGATCTACCAATGGCTGATTCTGTGGAACCATTTTAGGCACACAATATGCAGTAACTTTATACTGTTTATGTTCTATACGATCTGCATAATAATTGCACGCATTTATACTTGCAAAGTACATATTCTGAGTACCCTGCTCTTCCCCATCTACTATTACCATCAATAAAAATACTAACATTCTCATATATCGTTAATATCCTCTCCGGTCTTTTGGTCATTATCTTCTCTTTCTTTAGGCGATAAAGCGGTATCCGGCCCTATCTTTAAAGTCTCCCAGTCCATAGTAGAGGTAAACGAACGCATAGAAGCAGAGCGCATTTTGACACAGTTAAATGTCATACAGGCATCTTCCTGATCCCAAGTTTCTAAACTGTATGCAGCATCGGCCGCATCCAGAATACCCTTGGCAAAACGAGCTTCACCACTAGCGTCCGTTTGATATGGCGAGAATATTGGGGTTTCATAATCTTGTGCCATAGTTTTAAGTTGTTTGCTAACTTCTATCTGCTCCGTCCAGTCATATTGCCCTCCCCGAGAGGGTTGTTTAGACCGTTTAACTTGATTGATGTAGTCTACGATAATTACGCCAACGTCCATCTTACTTTTTACTTTTTTATCAAGTTCAGACCGTATTTTCGCTATAGTCAAAGAAGCATCATAAACTACATCAAGCTGCTGAGTTGGGAGAAGCTCGCAACTTGTTTTTAATTTATCATGGAATTTCTCAAAGTCTCGATGTTCTCGATACTCTGCTAACCTTTCTTGACTGTCTACATATCTTCCAGCCCACCATTTGGCTACTGCTTCCCATTCGGTTACACTAAGGTTCTTTGTGCGGAGCCGAGAGAAGGGTACGCCGGTAGCAACAGAACAACACCGTTGTAGGATTGATCTACTATCCATTTCTATAGTGAAATAAATGGCTGATTTACCGGAAGAAAATACGCTATTAGCAATATTAACACATGTGATGGATTTACCCGCCCCTCTACGACCACCAACAAGTATCAAATCTCGGGGGGAGAATGATATTTCGTGATCGTACTCACTATTGAGTCCGAGGGGCAAGTACTTCGCTAAGTCCTCATCTGGTTCGAACAGGGGAATACGTTGCATACTCTCCTGAGGTTGTTCTAATTCAACCTTGTCTTCGACATCCATCACTATTTGGTGTAGATGAGAAACTGACTCCTCTGCATCTTCAAAAGATATAGAGTTATCAACATAATCTTCGAGCTGATTCAGAATTTCCTTTTGGGTATATTCATTCTTCAAATACTGTAAAAGCATAAATGCATCAGCATCTACTTCTACATTCTCTACTGCATAAAGAAGCTCTTTTGTAGCAGTATCTCGAAGCTCATATTTTAAGTCTTCCATCGTAGGCATCGTATGAAATTTCTCACAGTGTCTGTCTACCTCAGTAAACAATCTGTGGTACTCAGCCGGCAAGTAGTGCTTACGCACTTGTGTCCAAGTCTCGAAGTCTTGTGTCACTAAAACTTGCTTTATAAAAGCACTAGAAATATTCAATTAGATCCCCCGATGATAAAAATATAGCTACAGTACCCCCTACTGTAGCTATACCGAAATACTACTTAAGAAGCAGCTTTTTCTTTCTTTGCAGCACCGTCATAGTCTGCGGCTGTCAGTCCACGACGTGTCAGCATAGTCTTGACGCCACGTGCAGTCTTGCCGATTTGGTCGGCAATGGCTTCGACTGTCATTCCAGAAACATCGCCGAGGTCAGCCAAAGGATCGTCCTTTGCTGCTCCTTTCGTGTGCTCCTGCTTGGGGATGGCGGCAATTTCTCCAGCGCGTAGTAAGCTAAGAGCCTTGCCCCTAACACTATTTACTGAACGATCCAATTTGTCAGCGATTGCTTCAACAAACGCTCCATCATTTACCATAGTGATAAAGGTATTCTCCTCATCAACAGAGTAAGTGCGTGGAGTCTCTACTTTTGGAGCTGGCTTGACATGGTCAGTCAGTTCCATAGAGAGGATTTTTCCTTGAATAGACTTCGCAGTAAATGCTCCGCCCTCAAAGTGAGACGCTATCTCAGCGTATGTGTACTCACCACTATTGGTATTAACAAAAGCGGCAAGGGTAGCTTCTTGAGACTCAGAGAAAGCTCTGGAGCTCTTGGCAGAAGCTAGTTCTACGTCGTATCCCATCTTACGCAATTTGCTAGATACGGATCGAGTAGAAGTCTCAAGTTGCTCTGCAGCTTCTGCTACAGTGCCTTGAGAAATAGGGGATTCACTCCCTACAAAGTTGGTGAGCTCTTCAGTGCGCTCATCAGTCCACTTTGGCAATGTTGCCATATTCTAATCTCCTAAAAATTCTAATAGATTGGTTACTATCATTATGCCAGACTCTCTGGCTTTCTTGGTTTTGAGGCTTTCAATTCCAGATTCGTTTACAAGGATGTCTACGTTACCTGTTAAATTTGGTTTAACATAGTATCCTTTTGCTACTAATGCATCTGTTGCTTCTGCCTTCGTTTTGAAACTGGACAGTTTACCACTTATACAAACAACTTCTACACCAATTTTAATTCTTGCGATCTTCTCGAATTTGAAACTAAAAGGTAAGTGATATAAATTATCACAAAACTCTGTTTCATACCATAACATTAAGTTTTCTCTTGCTGTCGGCCCAAGACCCGCTTCTATGCATTTGTCCTCGGTAAGTTCATAAATCGTATCTATAACTTTGGACAACTTGTCAGTTGCAGTCTTTCCTATTAAAGGAATACTAAATGCTGGTAACAGCATATTTAGAGTTACAGTTTTAGAAAGCTCGATTTGCTCCATCAAACTCTTTGCTAACTTTTCTGATTTAAGAGCATGAGATACCCAGTCCTCATCCAGAAGATAAATCTCATGGAAGTTTCCTAAATCCAACTTCTCAATAGTTTTCGGCCCTAGACCTTTTATCTTGAGAGTTTTGGCAAAATGCTCAATTTTCTTACTCAGTTGTGCACTACAAGACTCATTCCGGCAGTACAGGAGATCGACTTCCCACACGAGCTTAAACCCGCATGTGTGACAAACCTCTGGAGCTTTTATCGCTTGCATTACTTTCCTCTAAAATTGAAAAACTATTATCTCAGAATTTATGATAAAAGTCAAGAATTATTTTTCCTCAACTCGTTGGACAATACGAGGGATAATTTCACCACTTCGTATGACCTCTACCATACACCCAATTTCTAAATTCAAACCTCGTATATATTCCATGTTATGCAAGGTTGCTCTCGAAACAGTCGCTTCACCTACTACGACAGGATCAAGTATTGCTACTGGTGTAACTACACCTGATTTTCCAGTCTGCCATACAACATCAAGTAGTTTAGTTACTACTCCCTCCTGTACTTCCTTCAAAGCGAAAGAGCCACGAGGATGATGAGAGGTCTCTCCCATATTATAGTATTCTCTATAGTTGTCTACTCTAAATACTTTTCCGTCTTGTGGATAATCAAACAGCATATCCGTCCAGACAGTATTAAAGCCATTACTTGCTAGGCACTTCATCTCTTGTTTCCAAGTCTGGCACGTATTCTGCTGAGCTTCGTAGGCTATAAAAACCAGTTTTCCTTCATGAACTCTGTAGAAACCCTGTGCTTGAGCAAGAGTCATTCTAATTAGTTTAGCACTTAATATTTTGAATCCTGCAGAGATAATTCGGTCATAAATTTTCCCTGTATTTCCATTTTTTACTGCATCAGGCTTTATGATTGCAAAAGTTAAGTTCGACATGTTATTTCCTTATTTATACGGTCAATTATGTTTGTAATGAGTTTGCCATAGTTTTCCCAATTTCAGCAGGACTATCACAAACAATAATTCCTGCATTTCTCAGCGATTTTATTTTGTCTGAA